TACGACAAATATAGGCAGTATATGCCCGACTATAAAAAAATGTACGGAGACGAGGTAGATGCAGACGATCTTGTGGGGGGAAGTAATTCTGCTAAAGGTGTATATGCAAGTATTCCTATTGATAAAAACAATAGTTCGTTACAACAAGCAATGATTAGCAATAGTAAGAATGGTGGTGACATATTGCTGAATAAACTGAATTATGTTATTCATTTGCTAGAAGAACAACAAGATGATAAAACAGCTCACGTTACCGAAGAAATAGCTCTTTACCTGTTTTTAGGTGTTTTTGTGATATTTATTGTAGACTCATTTACTCGTCTTGGTAAATACACTAGATAACCGTGTAGGGATATCTATCTATGTGAGAATAATCATATCCAACTAACGGTTACTAACTAATATACTAAATATACATTTGAATATTTAGTGTATACAAACTTCGTATGTCCACCCCTTCATATATTGGGCTATACATCTTACAATGTCATTGCATATACGCTTTCTGCGACAGACCATGCCAGCATAGAGTCTAGAGTGGTGATCAGGACAGATCTTATATATCTTCGATATTTTGTTGAGTGATATATATTGTATCAACAATTGTGCACTACTATCTATGTACAGTTTTACATATTGTTGGATCTGCATTGAAGGGTGAATATCTCTCTTACCATCAAAAATAATTATTGGTTCAGGGAGAGAAACACACTTGCCTATTACAACAACCGTGCTATTTGATGAGTTGTCGAATGTGTCGACCCGAATATTGTTTCCAACTAAATCAACATATGTTTGTTGGAAGTTGTATTGGTTTATCAAATATGACATTAAAGTGGCGACCATAATACACGTAGAGTGCCGCTATTAGTAGTTTTTGAAAAGATATTAATTTAAAATGAATACCTTATTTTCGCTAACTCTATGTGAAGCAAAGTTATAGAAAAAATAGGCGGTCGGGCTAGAGGAGACAGGTGTACTTTTCTTTTGAAGTTCGTCGGTGATAAGTATATTATCAGATACATTTTCAACGGTAAAATATCGATAGTTGTATTTATTATTTTCGGTGCCTTTGTCTGTGCCTGTGCTGGTACTAGTATGAGCGACTATTTTTGTAATCGCGATTTTGCAAGTATGTGTAAATAGGTCGACTGCAGTATTACCTCGAATGCTCGCAATTAGACAAAGTGCACTCTCATCATTTTCATAACGCATGCATGTATTTCGGAAAAAATATACAGCGTCTATTTGTTGTTTTACATTAACGAGCATATATACGTAAATATTTTCGGTTTCAATAAGTGATATTATGTTTCCAACAGATGGTGCAATACAAATGTTGAAGAGATGTTTTTTGTCGCGAATAAATTCTTCTACTAGATAGTATTTTCCTGCATCACACTTGACAAGAGTTCCCATATTTGCAGGTAGGTTGGGAAGCGTAGTCCACGCGGACATGTCAAAGCAGACTGTTTTATAAAAACACAGCGGAACTATTCCAGTAATATCATCCTCTCGTTTAAAGAGTGATATAGGAACTCGATGATTTGCTCGTTGAATGACATAGTTGTGGGTGTAAATAATCTTGGGAGCGAGGCCCTGTTTTCTCTTGTCTGTGTTTACACATAGATGGTCAACGTAATTTATTTCAAACATTGGAGCAATACTACTGCCATTGTCTGCAAACATTTCTACATACATTGGGCGGGTTGTCATACACCCCGCAAGAGTATCTCGAATAATTACAGTTCCACTATTGTTGTTAATAATCGGAGATGACATAATTGACGTGGATAAATGGCACGGAGAAAGGTGTCCAATAAAGTAAGGTACAATATTATCTTTTTTCGGAAGAAATGACGCTTCTGGAGTTTTTAGATAATGTGTTTGCAGAAAAGATGTTACATCTGTGCTTAGTGTTGTTAGAACATCATCATTCACCTTAACAACGGATATTGACGAATCATGATATTTCGTCTTTTCTGGTAAAGCCTCTTGAATAATTCCGCGCGGATATAAGTAGTAAGTGATATTGTACACATGGAATACTGGTTGTGCTGCCCAGAATGGGAACTTTATTTTGATGAATAACATAAATAATATAGTCAGAATGACAAGACACATTATGCTGTAAAAAATTATCATATGTGTTGTTACTATAAAACGCATATAATATTTAATTTAGATTCGTACGTCTATGTCTATATCTACGCGGAAAGGTGTTTTTCCTAGACTAATTGTTTAACGACGAGATTTGCGGCTCTTTCTGGCACTCTTCTTTCCTCCCTTCTTTCCTCTCTTCTTCATGCTCTTCTTCATGCTCTTCTTTCCTCCCTTCTTGGC